ATCTTCCAGATCCAGGGTGGCCTGGGCAAGCACATTGCTGCCACTGCTGTTGCCCAAGTCATCAAGCGCACCTACCCCGATCGTGAACTGATTGTGGTATGTGCCTGGCCCGAGTTGTGGGCCAATCTGCCTTTTGTCTACCGTGTGTTCCCCCTCGGTGGAACCTCCTATTTCCACGACGAATACATCGACGGTAAGGACTCGCTGATATTTGCCAACGAACCGTACTTCACCACCACACACATTCACAAGACTCACAAACTGGTTGAGTCCTGGTGTATGATGTATGGCTTGGAGTACCAGGGTGAGCAACCTGCCCTGAAACTCAACGTCGAGCAGAAGAAAGCCATTCGCGGTTTCTACGAACCCAAATTCGAAGGCAAGCCGATGTTGTTGCTCCACACTAATGGCGGTCTGTTCACAAACGAGCGTCCCTATTGCTGGTCTCGGGATATGCCCATCGACATCGCAACCAAAGTGGCTCAGCACTTCTTGAAAGACCACTTTGTGATGCAAATCACTCGACCTAAGTCCCCTCACATTGGAGTTGAGGGTGTGTTCATCCGTCACGAGCAACTCTCCAACACCGAGCTGGTTGGCCTTGTTGAGATTAGTAGCAAGCGTTTGCTGATTGACTCCTCCCTTCAGCACGCTGCGGCTGCCTTTAAGTTGCCCTCCACCGTGCTCTGGAATGCGACCTCTTCGGTAATTTTCGGACACGACATTCACGACAACATTCAGGCGAAGCCAAAACCGGTGAAGCCCTTGCCTGGTAGCTATCTCTTTGACTATCAGTTTGACGCCAACGAGAACGAGTTCCCGTACGAAGAAGACGATCTGGAAGACCTCTACAACATTGACCAAATCATTGCTTCGGTGGAAGCACAAGCAAACGAGCCGAGCAAAGGTTTCGGTTGATTGACAGGGGAGCCGAAAGGCTCCCTTTCTTTACGGTTGAAGGAAGCGGGTAAAAGTCGATAAATCCTTGTCGAACGAATATGGCCGCCCTTGTTTTCCCGGCTACACCTGCCCCCGGCGATGTTTTTCCGGCTGATCCTGGAACTTCTGGTGTCACCCAGTACCGGTGGGATGGTTCAAAGTGGAATGTTGTGCCCACGGTAGTGTCCCTTGGCTCCTCAAATCAGGGCGCTTACAACCAGTACCAGTGGCCCCTTGCTGATGGGTCTACCGGATTCCAGCTAACTACAGACGGTGGGGGGAACCTTAGCTGGGCTCTCCCGTCGGCTCCCAGTATCCAAGTGCTGGGGCTACTTGAACCATTTGATAGTAACAACAGGTCCTTCACTCTGACGGAGGCCGGCACTAATGTTCCATTTTTCCCCAATCCGGCCACCAACTTGGTGGTGTTTTTGGGTGGTGTTCCTCAAATCCCGGTCGCCGCTTACACTGTGGTAGGCAACACCGTAACCTTCTCAGAACCCCCTCTGGTGGGCTCCACATTTTATGCCATCTCCAACGTAATTTCATAAGTGAGAAGGGTAAAACATGATATCGAAAGTAGTTGGTCAACCTTCTAGTTTGACCGTCACCCTGCCGGGGCAGGGTAAAAACCTTATTATCAGAGCGCATTAGAGATGGCTTTAACGAGAGCTCAATACCTTTCGGGTAACACTGCCAACGGTGTCGTCCTGCCGGGACAACCACAGGGCGTTAGACCCGGGGGGACAGGTATTAGCATCGCCTCGGACGGTACAATCTCCGTGGACGCCAGCACCGTTACCGGCGTTGTAAAACTAAATAACGTTACCGCTTACAATTCCTACGTTTGGCCTAACGTTCTCCCTGGAACACAATCAGCGCTCACGACCGACGACTCTGGAGCCCTAGTTTGGACCGTTCTTGGTGGTGGTGGGATAGGTAGCGTCACCAGCGTCAATGTTTCCGGTGGAACTACCGGGCTAACATTCTCGGGTGGTCCGATCACAGATAGTGGCACCATCACCATGAGTGGCACCCTGGGGATCGCCAATGGTGGTACCGGTTCAAACACTCGTGAGGGAGCCTTAAACAATCTCCTCCCCGCCCAGGGTAGCGCTGCGGGCTACGTCCTGACTACCGACGGTACCTCTTCTTACTGGATTAGTCCTGAGCTGGGTGCGGTAACCCGTGTTGTTGCCGGGTCCAATATCACCGTTTCTCCTCCCACGGGAATTGGAATTGTTACCATTAACTCCACGGGTGGTGGTGGTGGAGGTGGTGGTGGCCTGACCGGGCTTCAGGAGATCGATGACATTTCAGGGTTGTTTGACGGAACACAGACTATATTCGCTGTGACTGTCACCGGTGGCCAAGCAATTCCACCCGGAATTGGTACGGGTCAGTTTGTTATTGCCCTTGGTGGCGTTGTTCAGAACCCGGGCAGTGCATTCGTGTTCGATAGCGCCAATAGCGAGTTGCTATTTACTCAAGCACCTCCCGCTGGTATCTCATTTACGGGGTATGTGGGTGGAAATGCTGACCCCATTCTCGAGGTTCAGACTACACCCCCCCTCTCGGGAGGTGGCACTAGCGGGGTAGTCACCATTGGCATGGCACCTTCTGGGGTTAATGCCGGGAGTTACACCACCGCAAACATAACCGTTGACGATTACGGTCGCATCACGGCCGCCTCGTCCGGGCAAAGCGCGGCAATCCCTTCGGGATCAGTGATGTCATTCTTTCAGCCGAGTGCCCCCACGGGGTGGACTCAAAGAACCGACGCAGGTTTGAGCGACGCAGCTATTAGGCTTGTAACTTCCCCAGGAGGTGGCACCGGTGGCTCTATTGCGTTCTCTACCCTCTTCAGTGCCTCGTCTGTCTACAGCGGTTCGATCAACATCACAAGCGGTCAGGTTGGCTTTAGCTCTCTCAGCGAAGGGCAACTTGCCGCTCACACTCACAGCTATATTTGGGCGGGCGATAACGGTGCTACCCCGGGTGGAGGGGCTACGGGTCAGGCCTATCAAATCGGGACGGGTGCTGCCGGAGGCAACCAAGGTCACACCCACTCCCTTGCTGGAGCGGCTGCAACGGGTAACTTCACTTCCAACTTCTCCGTTAAGTACGCAGACTTCATCGTTTGCACCAGAAATTAACCTAAAACTTTCACAACAAACACCCCTAAACAATGAAAAAAGGTCATTTTTGCCCCCTCCTGAAAAAGGACTGTATCGAAAACAAGTGCGAGTGGTATCACCAGGTTCGAGGGATGAACCCAAACACCGGGGAACCTGTAGATGAGTGGCAGTGCGCTGTTAATCTGCTACCTGTTCTCCTCATTGAGAACTCTCAGCAACAAAGGAGCACAAGTGCTGCCGTCGAATCTTTCAGGAACGAGACAGTCAAGAGCTCCTCGACCTTAAACCAAATCTTGGCTTGTGCCGTCAGTAATCAGGCTGCCCTCTCCGGAGTGCAAGAAGCTCAAGTCAGCGTTCTCCCCCCACCATAGGCTTACCTTGAGGATCAGGTAGGGTAAAACCTTCAAAAGAGGTCGTCTCTTAATCTAAATTATGGCCTACACTAACTACACCATTGTCCCCGAGGACGGAGTGGTGACAATTGACGGGAAGTCCGCCTTTGAGGTCGACATGACCGGCATCGGTGCCGACGTTCACGCGATTCAGTGGTATGGCCTTAGAAACTCGGGCACCATTGAGTACAAACCGGATTCCCTCACAGGGGAACTCCCTGTTCCCGGCTCCTTTACTGACCCGGACTCATACTCAACTCAAGTTACTGAGGCAGAGGCCATAATCCAAGGTTACGAAAACCCTGTAACATATTACGTCACGACTTCTGATTACCCTTATGAGGGGCAAATACTCCAACTTGGGTGGAAGATTGTAATCTACAATCCTAACACTCCTCAACCGTCCGATACCACCACACTGGTTCCTCCAACTGTTACGGAAAGTTATCAAACGCTTTACTGGTACAATAGTGCCTGGCTAGTTTCTAGTGTGGACCCCAACCTCACTCTCAGCGAAGCAAAAACCTATCTCAAGAAAGAAGTCTCAAGAGATGCGGCACTCGCTTCAGCAGAGCAGGCAGGCGTCTACTCCATAGTTCAGCTCTTCAATAGTGCCGACGTGGGCGCGTTGCCAACAGCTGATTATCCCGGGGTAGATCTAGGACAGTATCAAATTCACTTGGACGCTGAAGTTGTGAGTCTTCACGCCCAGGTGGACGCGGCCACGGCGATGTCGGAGCTTTACACCTTTGATCCTGTTGTGAATAGGAACCCTAACTGACGATGTCCTTTACATTTGTATCTGAACAATGGCGTTAAATCTAGCACAACTTGTTAATCCCCCGGAGGGAACTCTGGTCGGTGGTGTAAAGGCAGGGACCAGCGTTACCATCTCCACTGATGGCATTATTTCGGTGCAACATGCTAATGCGGCTGCGTCGGCTGCGGGCACTTCTACTACATTGGTGAGCACTCCGGCCTTCACGGTAGCAAAAGACACCTCGGGAATGGGAGGCGCGGCGTTGCTTCCCTCCGGCGGTAACTACGGTGGCACCACCACTGGCATGTTCCGGTTTAACACAACAAGTGGCCACACGGAGTTCTACGATGGTGCCGCTTGGCAGACCTCAGTGAATCGCTCTGGCGACACAATGTCGGGAGCCATTAACTTCGGAACTACCGCGGTTCAAATATCATCCGGATCTGGCTGGAGCGGTACAGATAACACCTTGGGGGGTCAGCTCGGGTACCAGGAAGGTACTTATCTAACCCTTAGTCGTAGTGGAAGTGCACCTCTTGGTATCAATCGGCAAGATGGTGCGGGCGTCTTTATAAACCTATATGATGCCGGTAGCCTTTCAGCCATTATTGGTAAGAACACTGCCGGCTGGTTTTCCTATCAAACTAATACAACCCCTTTGTTCCTTGCTTCCACCGGCGCCGAAGTTTACATTCAAGGTAACAATACAGGCGGCCCTGTCACATTCCGTGATGGTGGTGGCAACCCGATTGCCTATGTCAGTAACGCTGGCACCTTTGTTACGATCTCGGACGAAAACCTCAAAGTTGATATCCAACCTTTGACCTACGGCCTCGACCAAGTCCTTCAACTGGATCCCAAGTCCTACAAGCTGAAGTATCAAGTTGATGACGAGCACGGCGATGCTCCAACGCAACTCGGTTTGCTGGCTCAGCAGGTTGCTCCCGTCATTCCTGAGGTGGTTGATTATCGTAAGGACTCTGAGGGCAATACAACTTGCAGCATTGCCTACTCCGAGTTGGTTCCTGTGCTCATCAATGCCATCAAGGAACTGAAGCAAGAATTTGACGATTACAAGGCAACTCATCCCTGATTGCCAACGGCGTTCTGTGTTTGCTTCGCAAACGGTCGGCGCTTCGCGCCTCCGCGAATTTTCCTCCGGGTACCACTCGGGGGGATTTTTTTTTGTGAGAATAGACCTCGTAGCGGGTAAAACCTGTTATTGGAATAATGTCGGCGTGCTGTGGCTCTTCTAAATTTCCCCCCTTCACCAGTCAACGGACAAATATACCCAAGCAGTCCGATCGCCGGTGAAAAAATCTACCAATGGTCTTCCACGGAGCAGACCTGGGCTTTGCTAGGTACCGCCACCGGGGCCGCTCCCGGTACTTACGGTACTCCACTAGAGGTACCTCAATTCACGGTAGACTATACTGGGCGAATCACAGCCGTTCAAAATGTACTAATTCAAACAGCCGACACAACGCAACTTGGTATCACTCGGTTGGCAGATACGGCAGAGGCAGAGGCAGGAGTTTCCGACACCCTGGCTGTCACCCCGCTTGGTTTACGTTCCTCAGCAGTATACAAAACTGATTTCACTGCAAAGGGTAATATACTTACTGCCTCCGGTCCTTATTCGCCCGTGGTGCTACCGGTGGGCACCAATGGTCAAATTTTGGTGGCCGACTCCGCTCAAACAACCGGATTGAAGTGGATCGACCCGTCATTAAGTGGGATCGTAACGTCGGTAGCGAGTACCCTGCCGATCACAGTCAATAACACAAACCCCTCCATCCCCGTAATTGGTGTAAATCTTGCGACCACCGCGACCACAGGTGTTGTTCAAATTGGAAGCAATATCCAGGTTTCCACTGGTGTGATTAGCATTCTGAACTCTAATACGAGTCAGAAGGGGGTCGTTCAGCTTAACGATAATCTAAACTCAACCTCTACAACACAGGCAGCAACTGCAAACGCTGCACGTCAACTGTACGACATTGCCACTGAGAAATTAGCCGGCATTCAAGGGAGTTCCCCGATCACGGTGGATAACACATTCCCGACGTACCCCGTTATTGGGGTGACGGCAGCGAGCACAACTGCTCCCGGTGTTGTTCAACTTAATGACACTGTAACCTCAACCTCTACAACACAGGCAGCAACTGCAAACGCCGTCAAGATTGCCTACGACTCGGCTGTTGCCGTCAGTCCTACCTTGATGTTTCTTGATGACATTTCGGGACAGTTTAACGGAACAGCCACAAATTTCACCTTGAGGCTTAACGGAATTGACGTTTCCCTTGGGACAAACCTTCTCGTGTTTGTTGGGGGTGTGCCGCAGATTCCGCTTGTCTCCTACTATGTGACCGGCACTACGATTACCTTCTACGAGGCTCCGGAGACGGGTGCTACTTTTATTGCTGTCACCGCTCAAAAAGCATAATCAGAAATCCAGAGCCAAATCTTCAGGGTCTTCCTTGGCGAAGCTCCCATAGAGCTCGGGGTCGGTGGTGTATCCATCGGCCCCTTTGCTTCTATTTGCGGAGGACAGCGTTATAGAATATCGCGCTTTCTCCATATGAAATGTTATCCACTGACCCCAGAGTTCACTGTCGGCAAACACCTTTGCGGTTGGGGGTCCCTTCAGAACAATGCGAGAATAGTTTATACATTTCTCTCGCACGAACTCATCGCAGATTTCTGAAAAGGTCATCCCGATGTGATCGATGTCCGTCTTCATGCCGGGACGAATTTGCTTGCCTGATAGATAGCAAACACACGGCAACGAGCAGGAGTCTCTGTATGCCCGCAACTGATATGTGATCCCCCCTCGCATCGCTGCCTTGACTGCGTTATAGTGCTTCTCCTCTGGTGTTGCCGTCGTCGCAATCTTCTTTGCCGGATACAACGCTGACACCAGTTTTGCTTTCGGGACCGGTTGCTTTGTGCCTCCGCGCTCCAGCGAAATCATTTTTACTTTTCGGCCACCTGCCGTGTCGATGTTGCGAAGATACACCACCACATCTGGGTCCGATGCCATCTTCCCCCACTGGTCCGTGAGTTTGCACGCACGCAACACAAAGTCTCTCGGCTCTCCAATCAGTTTCGAAGATGCGCGAAAGTTTTTAATTATTCTTCCGATCTTTTCGTTGAACTCTGTCTTGTTGAGTCCGAAGGTCTCTTTGCCGAGGGCCATGGCTGTAGGTTTGTGCTACCAAACTTTACCCGCTGCCCCTGGATGCTATGCTACCGTGAGAGATGAGGCAACCAAATGTGAGCAGTGTGATCAGGCGTCGGGAGGACCTGCGCCTGTTGAATGGAACCGAAGTCGAAGTGAGCGGAAGGTTGAAGGAGTATCGCCGGCACGAAAAGCGCCGAGACCTGGATACCCTGCTCCTGGTGAACCTGATTGTGACCCCGATCCCTATGGGCGAGTCAATCTATCTCAGCCACCTTTGGTTTCTCCGCCGACAGTTCAAGAAAATAGGACACATTCCCGAGCAAGGCGAACGTGTCTCTTTCGTCGGGGTGGTCTACCCCTACCGCCGTCTTGGCGGGCGGAGCCTGGACAGAGGGCTCTTCAACTCCACAGACTTCGGAATCAAACCTTTGCGATACCATGAAGATTAGCATTGTAAATAAGTTCACCGCAGAGGGGCAAGAGTACATCGAATGGGATCTCTGGGATGGCCCCACCGACCGCAGTGACCACGCCCACGGATATGCCACCGACCTTGTCCAAGCTTTTTCCAAAATCTTCGAATGGCGAGAACGAATCGCCGCTGATTATGCGGTCGAGCTTGAAAAAGATTTAGAGACCTTGAAAAACTTCATCACAAACAATGAAACCGACTGACTTCGCCGAGTTCAAAGACAAAGCCCGGCAATGGGCGCAAGAGCGCCTCTCTGATGAGAACACCGTGGTTATCGACCTTGAAAGCACAGGCATTCTCCGTGAAGACCCCGACACCGAAATCGCCCAGATTTGTATCACGAACACGAAAGGGCGCCCGTTGTTCTCAATGCTCCTGAAACCTTCGCAACCAATGGGTGAAAAAGTTGTCGGCATCCACAAGATTGCCAACGACGATGTGGTCAATCAGCCAATGTTCCCGCAAGTTGCGAAGATGATTTCGTTTGTGCTGCGAAACAAGCACGTCGTGGCATTCAACGCTGACTTCGACTGGAAGCTGCTGGTTCACATGTTCAAGAAGTATGAGATTGAAGTGCCCAAAGTGGCCGGGATCTCGTGTGCCATGGACCGTTACAGCGAATGGTGCGGAGAGTGGAATGCGAAAAAGGACGGTTGGAAGTGGCAAAAGCTGCCGAACTTCCTCGGCCTATCCACTCACGATGCTCAAAACGATTGCTTGAACACCCTCAAAACAATGGAAAAGATGGCGGGAGCTTTCGACGAGGCTGCTCTGGATGCCGACGCAATCGACCTAGACTTTTGAGTTTACCTGCACCCAACTCCAACTAAACTAAGAACGTTACTTACTACCAGAAATGAGCCCCGACTACGGAACCTACCGTCTGTCTTACACGCCACCGGAATCAACCGGTCAAGAGGACTACCCCAACATCGCCATCGAAATGAGTACCGGTGGTGATGCCAACGTGGACCAGATGCTTCGGTTTTACGAAGCTTTCCTGGCAGCGTCCGGTTACATTCTCAAAGGAGACCTGAGAGTCGTTGAATCCAGTTTCGACTATGACACTGCCTACAAGGGCAGCTTCATCTCCTCGGTCGGCACATTCAATATTGTCTGATGGAAATTTCTAATCCGTGGTTTATCGAGGGATCCAGCAAAGCACGCCTGGTTGCCCACACTCCGGACCCAGAAGCAATGATGGGTTACATTGCTCGCGTAACTTCCAAGGATCAAAGCAACCCCAAGGTTGAAGGTCTGCTGAAGTATTGCGCCAAGCACGGACACTGGAGTGTGTTTGAGCAAGCCTCAATGACCGTTGAAGTTGTAACCCCCTTGGCAATCGCAGTCCAGCTGCTTCGTCATCGTTCCTTTACCTTCCAGCAGTTTTCGGGTCGGTACGAAGACCAGCAGGAGATGCTCAAGCACACTGCTGACTTGAGTTCGTTCGGCAACCTCTTTTACATGCCTGAAGAGGCACGAATGCAGGATCCGAAGAATCGTCAAAATTCGCTTCCGGCTTCCGACCCTGGTCTGACCGATGCAATGTGGGCTACAATGTCCACGTCCTACACAGTTGCCCTTCAGTGCTACAATGATCTCCTTACCCGTGGAGTCGCGAAAGAAATCGCTCGCTTTGTCCTCCCTCAAGGTGTTTTTAGCCGTCTCTACGTTTCAGGTAGTTGTCGGAGTTTTATCCATTATATTGGTGTCCGTGACGACGAAGGCGTTGCTCAATACGAGCACTGTGAGCTCGCCCGAGCAATCAAGTCCATCTTTGCAAACACTTTCCCAACCGTGAGCAAGGCAGTGTTTGACGCTGCTCCGACTCCCCTGGAGAAAGAAAACGAAGAACTCCGCGCTGAAATCCAAGTACTGAAAGCCACAATCAAAGGACGACTCTGAATGCCCACCCTGATGAACAAGCAAGCTGCTACCGGCCACTGGAAGATCATGGCTGACTACCCTTCCCGCGATGGTGACTACATGGTTGTGTTTCGCACGGAGGATGGAGACATTGGGGACCCAGACATCTGGTCTTTTGAGCGAGGCAACTGGGAACCCCTCTTTGGTTACACACCTGACGGAGAGCCAGAGTACTGGTTAGACATTCAAATGCCTAAATGACCGACCGACCGAAACTTGAACAAACTATCGTCCTAGAGAGAAACCCAGTTCCGCTGGTTGTCTGGGATTTCAACGTCGCAGTCTTCCACGTTATCAACTGGTATCAAAAAATCTCGGGATCGTTCAAGAAAGAGGTCGAGGAAAAGCTGGTGAAGGGTGCTTTTGCCCTTCACATTAACCGGGGACCAGACATGCTCCCCCGGCACACTTACCGAATGCTCTTTGTTGCAGACAAGCGTTTTGCCGATAGTCATAACTACTGGCGAAACAATGTTATGCAGACCTGCCCCATTGTGAAACAGGCGTGGATCGATCACGCCGAACGCGAAGGGGTTGATTACGATACACTGAAAAAAGACTACAAAGGAACCCGAGGCGAAAAGTCGGAAGAGTTCTGGTTCGTCTACAACATTTGCCGTGACTATGCTACGCAGTATTTCCCGTTCTTTGAGGCAGAAGGGTACGAGGCTGATGACTTCGCTGGGGCAGTTTACCGGCTTAGTCGAGACTCCGACCCCGACTCGGTGGTCCATAGACGACAAATCTTCCTCGCCACCCTCGATCGCGACTGGAGTCAATG